CAAAGAGATTCATTAAAATCTTAGCCTTCATGAGCGTGGTCTTACCCTGTTGACGAGCCACAACGATATTGACCAGCGGGTGCACCCATCTCCCGTCCGGCTTAATTTTGTGAGCGTGGATCGCGATAAATTCTTGCCACGGCATAAGCGGCATGTTGATTGAGTTACAGAAATCAATCATTTCCTGTCCGCGACTGGGCAAATCATTCAATTTGGTGTGGATTCGTGGAGTCGGAGAGCCATAAAGCTTCTCCAGCCCCCCCTCTTCTAGCCCTGTGAGCCCGTCTGAGCCTACTGCGACCAGTCGGGGACTCTTTGAGTCCTCTGGCGTCCTAAGCATGGCTTTCCGAGTCGTTTGGTGGTGAATTAAAACCTCGGGGGGACATGACGGTGGAATCCCCCTGCAAAAAAAACTCGGTCACTGATTTATTTCCGCGAGAGTAATTGCATTTTCTACAGCTTGCAACAAGATTCTCGGGATCATCAAGCCCACCCTTAGACACTGGAACTATGTGGTCAACGGTATCTGCATACTTGTAACACCAAGCACAGACCCAGTCATCGCGTTCAAGTATTCGAAGCCTTAGCTTCTTCCAGATTGCAGAGTTAGCCTTGCGCTGTGAGTGCATTGTCATCAATACCACCCCGCTCCGGTCTTCACCCTTCGAATCTCCCACGCTTTGAGAGCTTTGCAAGGTAGATCGTAACGATGTTTTATGTAGCGAAGTCCCCAATCAATTTGAGTGAAGGCGTCTTGTTTTTTAACCTTTTCGTTTCGAAGCTGTGGAATACCGTAATGTGATCCGTTTTTGCTTTTAGGATTCCAGTGTGATTCGTAAGTCCAGAGCTTTGATAGGCAGATAAATTGATGTTCATTTACTAGCTTTGAGTAAGCATAGAATTTGTAGATTTCAATCTCTTTCGAAGCACTTGCCGCATTGACCTGAGTCGGCTGTAACAAAGTTACACATAGCACGCCCATAAGCACCAAACGCCCGCGCGAGCTATCCGCCTCAGCGGCTCGCTTCGAGCGAGTGGAGCGTAGCCACCATGTCAAATGATTGTCAAGATTGAGCGTGCGCTTGAGCGTGTCCCACAGGGTGTTGATACATTGTGGATAAGTCATTTCTTTGATCCACCCCACCCATCGCCCTTAAATGTAACCAGTGGAACCGTCCAGATCCGAGTCATTTCCTGATGACAGCACAATGGCGCGTCAATTCCATTATTGATCGGACTCTCAATGGTTGCAGTCCAGCCACACTCATCACATTCAAATTCATAACTTGCCATTGAGCACCCTTTCATGAACCTCTTTGAGAAGCTGTGCGTCAGCGTCGGCTCTCTCAGCTTTTGTCATGATCCGATTCTCAAGCATTTCAATGCCTATGACTCCACAGCCCAGACATTCAACACAGACAATCCCCACGGGTAAGCGATCATTGAAATCACCGATGAGCTTGTGATTCTGATTGCTCTTGCAAATTCGGCACTTAAATTTGAGGCTGTGCATAGGGGCTCTCCAATAGATTCTCGATGGGTTGCAATGAGTCTTGTGTGACCCACCATGAATTTGTCCGGTCTTGTCTGTAACGTGGTTTTTTAGCCACTGCAACAGGTATCCAGCCCGCTATCCGGTAATTTGGAGACTTTCCGACAACAAGCACGGCAATGTCTTCGACGCGATCCAAATCGCTGACAATCAAGTGACCCAGATTCCATCGAGTCCATTTGACTTCGATGTTTGTGCCCACGTCCGCGACTGTTTTGTAATTCGTATTTGCTAAATCCTCAATCGGTGTCCCAAAATGCTTTGCCACAGCAATCTCAGCTCCAATTGCTTCACTCTGTTGCAATACAAACTCCGGAAAAGACATGCGCTCTTTGTCGTGTTGAAAGTTTCGTTTTTCTGTAATGCCCAAGAATTGCGGCATGTATCGAATCGCTCGAATTAGCCCAATTTCGGCTTGCTTGATGACTTCACTTTGATCGAGATCGATGTAGCTCATTTGCCCAAACACCCGGCGCAAGTAAAGTTCAAATCGTCAGCGATTCCGCCGTCCATTGGTTGCGGCTTTTGGCATACATCGCAACCATTCCATTTGCCTTCTAGTGGTTGCCCCGGTGCTCCACTAAGTCTTTTGTAAGTGCCGTCCGCATAAAAGATCATTGCTTCACCCATTTGGGAGCCACACCCCTTCACTTAGTGAGAAGTGATACCAAATTGTGTCGCATTGCTGTTGCTTTGTCACAGCTGTGCATTTGTAACCGAAGTAGTCTTTTCCAGTTTTGTTCGATGTGCCTTTTAGCTCGACCATAGTGCCATGCTTACAGCTGGGCGGGGCGTCTTGTAACTTGCCCCCAAGCTTTTGCTCAATCTCAGCAATGGCTTCGGCGGCTTTTGGCACTCCAACCCATTCGTCCCATTTATTGTCTTCGGCTTTGATGTCAACGATTTCGGTCACTCGTTGCATGTCTTGAACAGTTGCGCGATTTACTTCGCTCGGTGTGAGTAAGCCAATGACTCTTCCATAAACCGAAGTCGTGCAGTTTTCAACCCAATTCAGTTGATTGACTCCGCGATCTGTTCGGATTTCAAAAGCGTAATCGACCGCCGCTGGCACGGTCTCTGTGTCGTCTCGGTAGGCTTCGGCTCTCATCAAAATGAAACCCTTGACCACATCAATGTCTTCGATGTAAGCGACTAATCGACCGGACGGAAATTCTAATCTAAAGCGTTTAATCCTAGAATTTACATCTTCATAATTTGTAAGATCGAAGCTCATTTGCGACCAGCCCCAATCTGCATGCCCACTGAGCGACCTCGGTGATACCCCTCGGATCTACCTTCGCGGAATCCTTTTGCATAAGCTGACAGACTAGCGACTGCGACAATTCCGGCAAGTAGGAGAAGCTCCCAAAGCCCTGAGATTATTTGCATTTCGTTCATTGTTTTGCTCCCGTTTCAGAGAGCGACACTCGCGCTCCCTAGTTACAGGGTGAGCCATAAGCTTGCGACTGTCAAGAATCCCGCTCGGTTTTGGGCGTGTCTTGCACGATTTTTCTGTCCTTGTCCTTGAGTCCATTGCTTGCCAATACTCCGCCCAAAGACCCGGTCAAGAAGATTGCAAGGGTTTTGAGTAGATCAATAAACGCCGCGTCATTTGGTGCTTGAGCCGACACTGGCTGAGTCACAAAAATCAACGCATAGACAATCCCAAGCGTCACAATTAGGAAAACGACCGACAATGTGATTCCAATAAAAAGAATCAATCTGGCTTTGATTTCCTCGGGCGAATACCTTTGACGCATTTTTACTCCCTCGGCTTAGGTTTGACTATGTCGCCGAGTAGATCCTCGGTGCAGACTCCAGCCACTTCACACTCTGGCTTTTGGCACTCTGCCTTCTCCCAATTTTCAAAGTCCTGACATGGATACCTTGTGTAACCGTCATAACGTTCACATGCTGAAAGAGCTAGCACCGATGACAGTGCCAGCCCTAACAGGATAAATCTTTGGATCAATTACTTACTTACGCCGAAAGCAGAATCCTTTGGATTGAGCCAGCGAAGAATTACGGGCAAGACTGCCGCGATTCCAGCTGACGCGATTGCTTTTGGATCTGTGTTGCCTGTGGCATAGACAGCTATTGCCGCTGCCAAAAATGAGCGAGCCCATGAAGCCGCCATTGCTTTGAAGTTTGTCATTTTTTAGTCTTCTCCTTTTTTTTCGGGGTTTGTAGCTTTGGTAGGTCTCCCGAAAACTCGACAAAGTCCGGACGCCCGAAGCTGACAAATAACGAAATGTGACGATCCTTGACCATGACCATTCCACCATTTGCTTGATTCTTGTCCGAAGTGTTGCCTTCGATTGTCTTGACTGTGTCTTTGTTGACTTCAATGACTCGAGCCACATGCTCCGGCTTTTTGCCACCGCTGAAATTCATAAAGCCCAAATCTCCGACTTTTGGAGTCTTGTGCAATTTATTCATTTCCTTATAAGCGAGCTCCCCGCCCGGAGTCCAGACAGTGTTGACCACCTTGACCCCAGCTTGCTTCTCGCACCAATTTTGAAAAGAGCCACACCACGGCTTTCCGTCAGCTCTGAAAGCTTTACCGAATTTGGTGATGTTGTCCGGTGTCTCTACATAGCCAATCTCCGCGATCATAACTTCTAGAAGTCTGGCAAGTGATCCTTTAGGCGATTCCATCTTTATTCCAAAATGATTGAAAGTTCGTCCGAAGTTAAGCCCAAGCGTTGCAAAATATCTTCTCTTTTAGCGATTTTTGCTTGCAATTCAATTTCTTGCAATGCCTTTGCTTCAATTAAAGCGTTATAGTGGGCAAATTCTTCATCGTTCATCTCGCGATCAATAACTTCGTTTGTCTCTGAATTATGAATTCGGATTGAAGGTTTTGTTGTTTTACTCATTATTTAACTCCGTAAATTAGGACAGTGCCGCCGAGTGTGTTTGTTGAGCCAGCTTGAATGTTAATGCTGGAGATTGCTGTATTGGATCGATAAGCCCCGCCGCC